CTTACGTACTCGTGAGGAGTTAGTCGGTGAGAGCGAAAATACGCTTCCCCCTGGCTCTGTATCGTCTAAAAGACGATGCGGCTCCTCAACATGTTTCAGACCTGCGCAAAGCTTCCCAAATAAGTAATCAGACTGATTACGAACAGGGAGTGGCCGAGCGCGGCCAACGAACGACAGACACCGGAACCTCTTACCCTCCGAAAGGGGAGTAAGAAGGTGGGTGAAGCGTCCATTGGACCGATCTAAGCTTGCTGGAACGTCGGGCGTCTCTTGCAGATAGCTATCTAAATAAGATAGCGTATTCTGCAAAGAGAGACCCTGGCGTTCCTGCCACAACCATAACTGGTTGCGGAGGCTTAGGTATGACTGGAGATCATGTTGATAATCGTGTCGGTAAAATACCGGACGAACATCATGGCCGCGATAAAATTCGCGTCCGCATGTCTCTCTAATCGGCCCGCTGGTGAAGGATTTCTCCTTATTGACCTTTAAACCTGCAAGCTCTAAGAGCCTGTACAGGTGAAGGACAACACCAGACGGACAGATAATGTCATCACCGAAAACGAGACAATCACCGAAATTAATCGGATGGTTGGCTCGTTGGTGTGCTAACATGACCATGGCCATGTAAACAACGGTCTGAACAACGAAGGTTGTTCCATTCCCCATCGAAGCGTACTTGCTAAGCAAGATGCATCTATCGCCAACGTCCGAATACTCGGATCGTGAAGCAAATAAGATGTCACGCCAATCGGGGGGCATGACGTCTGCCACTAAATCAAGTGACAGGCGGTCGCTGGCCTCTGACAAATCAATTGTCGCCGGACTAAGATAGCCGGTTTCAATCGATCCACGCCTAGCGAGGGCATGATTGCCAGATATACTCGCAAAGTCGATCTGCGTACGACGCTTAATGCGTCGAGACATCAGATCGTGCAAAGCGAGTTGAACGTACATTGAGTACGCTGGCTCCTTCGCGATAGTACGACGTTTCGTACTATCCTTGGGTACGGTAGTGACATGATTCGCCCGCACCGGGACAAAGAAATGAGACATTTCTGGGTCCGGAAGGATACTCCAACTCGGAATATCCAGATCAGTGCGGTACTGATAATCGAGGGCATCACGCCATCGATGATCATTACGAATATAGTCACTTAAGTCTGGGACCAGCCTTGGGCTCATCTCGTACGGGAGAGAACGATACTTGTAAAAAGCATCTTTCATCCGATACGAGTGAGACCGACTGGAACCAGGACCATGCCTAGCATGGCAACCAATCTCTTCAAAGCAAGGGCAACGCCCGAGCATGAACGAGATGTTATCTCTGAGACGGTTAATATCCTCTCTAGGTATACGATGAGGAACAAGTTCCCCATCGATTCTAACGAAGTCAGCAATTGCACTGTCGTGCAGGCGCTGAACATCCGTAGAATCTTTATACTTCGATTGGAACCGCACGGCCAGTTGGATAGCTGCTATACTAGCAGCCTCTTCTGGCCTGCTCTGAGAGATACTCTGTAGCTCAAAGCATCCCAGGTCCCCCACAATAGCTCCATTGTTTCTTAAAGAAACATAAAGCATTTTGTGGAGTGGTTCCGGGAGTACAGACTGCAGATCGTCTATGAGGTGCATATGCGTTATCCTCCGGTGATTAACCGGAAGGGGAAGCAATGCGGGCCTCGACCTCCACTTAGACATCTAGGGCCTTCCATTTGGAAGCTTCCCAGATCTCCTCGATGGAGGGCAATGATCCACTATCGTTAAGCACATTAGACAACATTCCATTGAGACGACCGAGCGCATGAAGCGCTCGATGATGTTCGTCCCAAGAGGAATACGGCTTTGTGCCATCAAACGCTGACTGTCGTCTTTCCTCAGCCTGAGCAATAAGCTCTTCCAGCTGAGAAACGGCAACAGAACGGCGTGTTGGTGTCGATAGGTGTTCACAACCCCTGTCTTCAAGCTTAGTCAGCTTGCTCTTAAGACGCCTTTCTTCCTTCAAGAGGAAGCTATGGGCGCCAGAGCAATCATAGCCGAGCCTGATGTTTCCTAGGCAGCTATCCCGTTGGACCTGCACTCCTTTGAGCAGTTGCTCAAAGTAGTGTTTAGCCCACTCGGTAGCGCTAGGAATATAGGAGGTAGTGATCTTGATGTTTGATGTATTACTCATTATTGTGTTTGTTTTAGTGTTTAACTGAAATAAACCTGAGACATCACGCTGCTATTTCTTCTTCACCTTGAAGAAGCGATAGACAGTACGTGCTGTTGAACAGATTTGAGCCCTATAAGGCCATAAAAACTTTATAGCCTTAACAAAGCGGGAGAACATTACTGTTCCCCCAGTAGGGTCAGATCATCCATGATATCATCGTCATCAAGGAGTCCGATCATTCGCTGACGAAGAAGGGTAGCAGTAGCAGCCGACGTCCCCAAAGGGAGACTGAAGCTGATAATGCCAGTAGCGACACCAGCAACCGTAGTTGTGGTGTCGACTCCTTCTACCTCGACTGTTTTCGTAAAGCGGGCTTCACTTCGAACAACGCCAGGGAAATTCCCTGAACGTTTCGGAAGTGTCGCCGCTAGACGCAACTCGTCGCGGTTCTTCAGATCGCTATTCTCTTCGCGGTAAAGACTAAAAGTGTCTTTACGCTGTTGATTAGCGTAGTTTTGAGTTTCAGGATTGCCATCGTTGGCAGGGTCCACGGTTAATGCGATAACTTCGCTTTGTGACATATATGTCCTTTGTGTTTGTTGTTGTATTATCTGGGTTGAACAGTTGCAAAGCACGACAGAGTGTCGTGTGATCTAGCGCTTCAAGAATTGAGACGCTAATGCAACAAGGTCAGCCAGTTTAGCCACATCCAGGTTCACAGTAAGTGAAGGAAGGATGGGTGTTGGCGGATTAGCCGCGCGACTGTATGTAACCTCCTGCTGATAAATGCGGGGGATTTCATCCAGGGTAGGGAAGTAGCCACCTAGTAATTCATAGGAGCCACTCCCTAATGTACCTGTCGTACCGACAGGAGACAGCCCAAATTGATATTGGGCATCTGTCTCTACGATACGACGAGTTGAAAGCCAGGATCCCCTGGTCACCTTCGAGACATCAGGATTGATGGCAGAAAGCCATCCTCCAACGTCAACGAACCAATCGAGAACGAAAGACAGCCTTGTCAAATCCCATATTGCAGGGATTATATCAAGGATGCCAGCCGCATCGATTATGTGACCAGTGTTACCTAGCCGGCCCTCTACGAGCACTCCAGCCGAGACTTCGTAGCGTGTCTTACGTTTAACAGTAAGGCTACGCTGGTCGAAGTTCGTATAGAAGTGCTCTGGTCCATGCGTATAGTCCTCATCAGATGTATAAACATCTTTAACGATGAAGGCCTTGCGAGGTGGATTTTTGAGAGCCTTAATCAAGGCAAGAGACGACTGGTAATCGAATATAAGTTGCCTCATACCATAACGGTATTGAAGCCACTCATTCGAAGCTCTCTTCACCGCACGCGTAAATAACGCAGCGCGATGAGAGCCAGAAGTCTTAGCCAATTGATAGGAACGGATTGCTCCGGAAGACAAATGTTTCCAGAACGTTTTTGACTTCATAGTCAAAATCCGTTGTCCTAGTGTTTTCAAGAGACCAATAGTCTGGCCAAACTCTGCAGCCGTTACGAGAGACTCGAACGACGCAGACTTGGCTTTGGCTATGGCCTTTGTTAACACTGAAGATTCGAATCCTATTGGCATATCCGGAATCGGATGGCCAGATAAGGCAGAAGCAAGTTGCTCCTCCCTTGGATATATATCGTAATCGATATAACCTACATAATCTTTGTTATCATAAACACCCTTAAGGGTGAGTTGATAGCTCTTATATTGTAGATCGG